CTACGAGTTCTGGTTTTCCTACGGAAAACTCTCCTAATATTAGTTTAAAGGATAATTCTAACAAATTATCCCAAATTTCATCTAACGATGAAACTTCTTTAAACAACAATATTAAACTCAATAGAGGGATTTGCTCCCAGCGATTAAAATAAAATGGAACATCAAAAAAAGTATAAAATAATCTATGCAGACCCACCATGGGCTTATAGAAATATGGGGAATATCCAAGCAACCGCAAATGCACAATATCCTACTATGCAAAATGAAGATATTTGTAAATTACCTGTGAATGAAATAGCTGATGAGAATAGTATCTTATTTTTATGGGCTACATTTCCCAAAATTCAAGAAGCATTAGATGTAATTAGAGCATGGGGTTTTGAATACAAAACTGTTGGTTTTGTATGGATTAAAAAGAATAAAAGTGGCTCTAATTTCTTTGGGGTTGGATGGTATACAAAATCTAATGCTGAAGTTTGTTTAATAGGAGTCAAGGGGAAAGCCCCCAAAATAAGTAATTCTATTTCACAGATAATTGAAAAAGAAAGAGGAAAGCATAGTAAAAAACCAGATATTGTGCGAGATAAAATTGTAGAATTTGCAGGGGATATTCCAAGAATAGAACTTTTTGCAAGACAAAAAGTAGATGGGTGGGACTGCTTCGGAAATGAAGTAAAAAGTGATGTTCAACTAATCGCAAATCCCTCTACTTCGGCTACGCCGACTTTTGTTTCACAAAAGGAGTTTAATATGGGTTTAGAGGTTCCGACTTCGTCTCCACCCAAATCGCCTTCGGCGACTTCTCCAAACCCTAATATTAAACGAAATTTCAGTTTCGGCTCCCAAGCGAGGTTCAACTAAAACTATGGCAAGAAAATCATTTGACGCAAATAAAAAAGCAGGAAGCGATAAAAATTATAGTATGAAATTTAATACTCCCAAAGAATTAGTTGAAGATTTGTTAAAACTTATTCCATTTGAAAAGGAAGATTTTGTTTTAGATGCTGGAAGTGGGAGGAATAAAGTTTGGTTTAACTGCATACCAACAACCCATAAAGATGAGTGTGAATTAGATGAAGGTAAGGATTTTTATGATTATAAAAATCAAGTTGATTGGGTTGTTGGAAATCCTCCCTTTCCAGAATTTATTGGTTTTCTTTTCAAATCAGCAGATATTTCTAGAAAAGGTTTTGGTTTTTTAACAAATCATTCAAGGATAAATCAAATAACTCCGAAACGCTTAGATGATTTGAAAGCAAAAGGATTTCATCTAAGTAGAATACATACTTTTGGAGTTAAGATGTGGTTTGGGAGATATTACTTCCTGCTTTTTACGAAGAAACCAAATGATTGTATAAGTTTTAGTAGAATAAATTATGGATATACTATCGCCGAAACTGAAACTCAAGCGAACTCTACGAGTTCGTCGCTTAATATGGGTTTAAAGGTTCCGACTTCGTCTCCACCCAAATCGCCTACGGCGACTTCTCCAAACCCTAATATTAAACTCAATAAAGTCAGCCACCTCTAAGCGTGGTTCAACATAATCAAAATGGAAATACAACACAACCAAATATATAATGAAGATTGCTTACAATTTATGAAGCAACTGCCTGACAATTACTTTGACCTAATCATAACTGACCCTCCTTATGGGATTAAAAGTGGAACAACCAAAAATCATGGTGGGAGGGGATATAATTATGATTATGAATGGGACAATCAAATTCCAAATAAAGATGTTTTTAAAGAGATATTAAGAGTTAGTAAAAATCAAGTTATTTTTGGAGGGAATTATTTTATTGATTTTCTTCATTCAACAAATTGTTTTTTGATATGGGATAAAAAACAGAGATTTGATGGAGCAGAAGCAGAGTTAATTTGGACTTCATTCAAATCTCCAACAAAAGTTTTTAAATATAGTAGAATTGAATTTGCAAATCAAGAGAAAAAAGAACATCCCACTCAAAAACCAATTAAAATATCTCATTGGATATTATCTTTATTTGCAAAAAAAGGAGATTTGATTTTTGACCCATTCGCAGGGTCAGGCAGTTTTTTAGTTGCGTGTAAGCAAAAAGGATTTAAGTTTGTTGGTTGTGAAATCAATAAAGATTATGTTGCAATAGCAAACAAAAGACTTGCTCAACAATCGGTGGCTGACTTTACTTTGCCTAACGGCAATCCTAACGGAGAGTTTAATATCAGTTTAAAGGATAATTCTAACGAATTATCCCAAATTTCATCTAACGATGAAACTTCTCCAAACCCTAATATTATGTTCAATTTGAACGGGGGGCTCCAAGCGGGGTGCAACTAAGATGTCAAGTCCATATAGTGTAACAATAGAAACAGAAAACGAGAAAGGATATTGGAAAGAAATATGAATAAAATACAAAATAAAACAAAAGTTATAAAAAGAAGGCAAGGGGCTCTTAAATTTGAATCTCACGGAAACAATTTATTTCTTTTTAATTGGAAAGATAATATCATGGAGATTTATTTAAATGGAGAAAGGATCTTTGTAATTGATTTAATGGGAGATTTAAAATGAAAATAAAAATATTAAATTCAATAACAGTTTTATTATTTTTTATTTTAGGATTGTGTATTGGACAGTTAATTAATTTGAATGAAGAAATATCATTAAGTAAAGAAATATCTTTAGGAGAACAAGAAATAATTGATGATTGTAGTAATTTAAGTTTAAAAAAAACAGCCTATTGTTTAAGAGATAATATCAAAACCTTTTTTAAGTATAGATTAAATGATGATTCAAATAGTTTAAATTTTGAGGAAATCAAAGAATCTGGAGGAGATTGTAGAGATTGGGCACAATTATATGAAAGATTATTAGATTCTTTAAATTTTGAGAATGAAAGAATTGTGGTCCCAGTAATTAATGGAAGAACTGCCCATACATTTATAATTGCTAGTAATTCAGAAGGTTATATGGTTTTAGATCAAACAAATGCTTATGTATCTGAATATAGTATTTTGGATAATGGCCCTCTTAGTGGGAAAGACTTTTTTAATTTAACTGGAAAAGATTTAAAATGGTTCAAAAATTAAAAGAAAAAATTGAGGAAGAAGTAATAGAAATAACTGAAAATGAATTTGATACTCAGATGTATCGTGGAATTGAATCTTATCTTAAAAAAATTCAAAATTACAGGGCAAAGATAGACAAAATTACATCCCTTTGGTCTAAAATAGAATTTTATAAAAGTATAGGGCATTATGTTACGTATACTTATTTTCCAGATTCAGATAGATATAGTTATGTATTAAATCCCAAAATCCCAATAGGGTTTATTGGAAAATCACAAACGCCCCCTAATGAGGTAATTAATTTAAAATGAATAAACACGATAAACTTTTAGAAAAAATAGTAAATAGATTAGATAAAAATCAGAACTATAAATATGTTCTTAAAAATATAAATTATGATTTTTTTAAAGGAAATAAAATTTATTATAATTCTAAACGACTTGCAAGTGAAATCGACATCGTTGCTTTAAGAGAAATTAGAGATAAAGATTACTGGTTAGTTTTTGAAATTAAATCAAGTGATGCTTCAAAGTTAAAAAGAAAAGGTTATAAACAATTATCAAAGCATAAAGAAGCCTTTGGAAGTACTGTTGATAAAATGTATAGTTTTTTAGTTACTGGTCAAGGAAATAAATATAAAGTAGAATGGATAAGATAAAATGCTAAGATTTAACACAACAAATCAAGAAAAAACAGAACAACAAGAAGTTTTTCTCATTCCTGAACATACTCTTTCTCCTCTCGAAAAATCAATTATAAAAGAATTAAAAAAAATTGACCTCAACGAAATTGAATTAAAAAAAGTTCTAACAAATTTAAAAGATACAAACCCATTAAAATATAAACCTCAAAGAATTTCATTTCCAGATAAATCTGTAAGATTTTCAGTATTCTCAGATGCTCATATGGGACATATGGATTATAGACCAGATGTTCTCGACAAACTTATTAAAGATACAAAACGACAAGGTTGTGAATTCTCTATTAATGTAGGAGATACAATTGAGGGAATGTCAGGAAGAGAAGGACATATTTATGAATTAAAATACTTAGGAGCATCAAAACAAATGGATTATTTTAAATCAGAGTTTGAAAAGTTTGATAAAATATCTAAAAAGTTTCAAGTCTATTCAATAGAAGCACAAGATAGTCATAGTGGATGGTATCATTCAAAAGGCAATACTGGATTAAATGTTGGAGAAGAATTAGCATCAAGAAGTAAACATTACAAATTTATTGGTTATGATGAACAAGACCTCTTATTAGATAATGGTTTAAAAATTAGATTAAGACATCCAGGTGGTGGAACTGCTTATGCAATTTCTTATAAAATGCAGAAATATGTTGAATCTATTTCTGGTGGACAAAAACCAGATATGGTATTTCAAGGGCATTTCCATAAAGCAGAATACTTATTTTATAGAAACATTCATTGTTATGATTCAGGTTGCTTACAAAATCAAAGTCCCTTTATGAAGAAAAAAGGAACACCAGCACATCTCGGTTATTGGATAGTAGATGTGAAAATGAATAATCGAAAAAAGAAATTAGTGGAAAGAGTTAGTAATCAATTTATTCCTTTTTTTGAGTAAAAAAAATAAAGCAAGAAGTGTTAATTTAAAATGGAAATAGAAAACATACCAATCAGTGAGGTAATCCCTTATGAGAATAATCCAAGGAAGAACAAAAAAGCAGTAGATGTAGTGGCAAAAAGCATTAAAGAATTTGGGTTCAAAGTACCAATAATTTTAGATAAAAATAATGTGATTGTAGCTGGCCATACAAGATTAAAAGCAGCAATCAAATTAGGATTAACAGAAGTGCCAATAATCTGGGCAGATGACTTAAACCCAGAACAAGTAAAGGCATTCAGAATAATGGACAATAAATCAATAGAATATGCAAGTTGGGATATGGAATTGCTAAAAGGGGAGTTAGAATTTCTTAAAGAAAAGGGATTTGATCTAGCTTTGACTGGCTTTGAAAACTTTTTAGATAATTCTGAAGAAGATAATTTCCAATTGCCCAAGGAACCAAAATATAAAATAGAAAAAGGCGAAGTATGGCAATTGGGAGAACATAGACTAATGTGTGGAGATAGTACAAGTAAAGAAAATGTAGATATTCTAATGAATGGAGTTAAAGCAGATATATGTTTTCATAGTCCACCATATAATGTTGGCCATAATTTAGGATATAAGTCTGATTCTAAATATATTAATTCTGATGATAATATGGATGATTATGATAAATTTCTAATAAATACAACCATGAACTCAATTAATAATGCCAAAGAGGTTTTTGTAAATATACAATTATTGGCAAACAATAAGCACGATATTATAAATTTTATCCATCCATTAAATAAATATTTCAAAGATATATTTTATTGGAATAAATTGCAGGTTGCACCTGCAATGGCAAAAAATGTTGCTAATTCACAAGTAGAAATTATATTACTATTCGGATTAAAAAACAATAGAACATTTGGGAATAAAGAATTTAGGGGTAATTTTTCAAACTATATAGAAACATCATCAAATAATGATAACAAAAATAGTGATGTTCATAATGCTGGTTATCCAATAGAATTACCGAGTATATTTTTAAAACACGCATATACAGAAAATTCTTCAGTTTTAGACCTATTTGGTGGCACAGGAACAACGCTAATATCATGCGAACAATTAAACCGAAAGTGTTATATGATGGAATTAGATCCATATTATTGCTCAGTTATAGTCCAAAGATGGGAGGAATTGACCAATAAAACTGCGGTTAAATTACAAAAAGGAGACAAAAGTGACTAAAAATGACAAAAAACACTAAAAAAGCACTAAGGGGAAAGAAAAAATTAATGATTGGGGCATTACTTTCACAATTAGGTGTAATTACAGCCGCATGTAAATTGGTAAATATTAGTAGAGAGACCCATTATAGGTGGCTAAGAGATGATCCAAATTATAAAATCTGGGTTGAAGAAATCCCAGACATTACATTAGATTTCGCAGAAAATGCTTTATTAAAGCAGATTAAAGAGGGAAATATAACTTCTATTATATTTTTTCTAAAAACTAAGGGCAAGAAAAGAGGATACATAGAAAGGCAAGAAATAGAACAAACAGGGGCTCCTGCAGTATTCAACCTTATTGAAAAATCTATTGAGGAAATAAAAGATGAAAAGTTTAGTAATCAGCCCAAAACAGACAGAGATTCTAAAAGTTCTAGAGGATAACACCCACACAGAAGTATTTATGGGGGGGGCTGCAGGTGGCTCAAAGTCGTTTACTGGCTGTTTATGGCAAATACAAAGAAGATTAAAATACCCTGGGAGCCGAGGATTCCTAGCCAGGGCAAGATTAAAAAGTTTAAAGGAATCAACCCTTTTAACATTCTTTGAGGTTTTAAAAAGATTAGGTTTAAGATTAAATAGAGATTTTAGTTATAATGCCATAACTGGTTTAATTAGATTTCCTAATGGTTCTGAAGAATATTTAAGGGATTTATTTTATTATCCTAGTGATCCAGAGTTTGTAGGCCTTGGTTCAACAGAATACACAGATGGATTTATAGATGAAATGGCAGAAATCGGAGAACAGGCCTATCAAATTATTAGAAGTCGAATGAGGTATAAACTTGATGAGTTTGGATTAATTCCTAAGATTGCAATGGGTAGTAATCCTTGTAAAACCTTTATTTATAAAGAATTTTACAGAAAATGGAAAGAAAAGGAGTTAGAATATTACAAAGCCTATATTAGAGCAAGTGTTTATGATAATCCATTTATATCAGAACATTATATAGAAAATTTAAAAAAATTAGATCCAATTAATAGGGCTAGACTATTAGATGGGGATTGGGAATATGGTGATGATCCCACTAGATTATTTGAATATGATGCTATTATGGATTTATTTACAAATGATGCAGAAAGGGGAAAAGGTTATTGTACTGTGGATGTAGCCGGTAGGGGCAGAGATAGAACTATGATCCTAATCTGGGATGGTTTATTTATTAAGAAAATATATAATTTAGATAATGTTTCAAGTAATGAATTAGATGAAATTTTAGTAAAACATAAAATTCCAAGAAGTAAATGTGCCATAGATAATGATGGTGTGGGATTTGGACTAGTAAATGATATGCCAGGAGTTAAAGGATTTATCAATAATTCAAGACCAATTCAAAAAAGAAAGGAAACTGAAAAAGATCGTGTTTTACATAACTATGCTAATCTTAAATCTCAATGTTGGTATGAATTATCTAATTATATTAATTCTGGATTAATAGGCATTTATAGGGGAATTGATGTAAAAACAAAAAAAATCCTAATAGAAGATTTAGAACAAATCAAACAAAAAGACCCTGGAAAAGATCAACCATTAAGAATTTTAACAAAGGCAGAAATTAAAGAGCATTTAGGTAGATCAACAGATATTGGAGATGCTTTAATGATGAGAATGTTATTTGTTTTAAAATCACCTATAGTATTTTCATTTATTTCTCCAAATCCAAGAGTCCAAAAATCATCTGAAGAAAAGAAAAAACAAGAATTAGAAAAAGAAAAATTAGAAAAAGATTTTGAAAAGCAAATAATGGAAGGTAAAATAGGCTTGGCACCAATAACTAAAGGAAGAAAAGAAAAATTAAACTCTATTTTATAAACATCAATATTTAAATAAATTTAGAATTTAATAATTTTATCATTTCACCTTCATACTCATGGGAATCTTCAATTTTCTAAAAAAACAAGAGAAATCTGTACCAAATATAGACCCTATAAGGGAGGTAACTCGGGATGGATTACCAAAAGCATATATTCCTAAATTTTTATATAAGCCACCTTTTGGATACCCAAGATTTGTAGATTTGCCAAATATAAGAAGATTGGCAAGTATGCCTTATGTTGATATGTGCATTACTACAATTGTTGATGAAATGTCTGCTATTGAGTGGGATATTGTACCTAGGGAGGGTGTTGAATTAACCCCTAAAATACAGGCCCAAATAGATCATGTTAAAAGTTTTTTTGAAAATCCTAATTCTAATAAAGAGAGTTTTGAAGAGATTCGAAGAAAATATATTAGAGACATTTTAGAAGTTGATGCAGGGGTAATAAATAAGGTTTTTAATTTAAAGGGCCAGATGGTTGAAATAGTCGCAAGGGATGGTTCAACATTCACAAAGAACCCAGATATTTTTGGAATGTTAACAGATCGTGAAGATTTAATTCAAGAATCTAATATTGCTCAGAATAATAAGGAAATGAGATTAATGGAACCTGGGTGGATTACAGCCGCAGATGCTAGAGAAAAGGCAGCCTATTTTCAATATGGTTGGATTACAGGGGCTAGACCAGTTCCATTTGGAAAAAAGGAAATTGTGTGGTTTGAAAGAAATCCAAGAACAGATTCAATTTATGGGAGATCTCCTGTAGAAATTTTAGGCAATACTATCCAAACTTTGATTTATGCTATTGAGCATAATCTTGAATATTTTAATGATAATTCAATCCCTAAAGGGATTATTGGATTAGAAGGGGCAGATGCTGATGAAATAAGGGCATTTCAAAGTCAATGGAAAGAACAACAAAGAACCAAAGATAGTGCAGGTAATTGGAAGAAAATATTCCATCATGTGCCGATTGTGGGAACAACACCCCAATTTACAAGATTACAATTTACAAATGCAGAATTAGAATTATTAGAGGGTCAAAAATGGTGGGCTAAATTAGTCTGGGCCTGTTTTGGAGTTACAAGTGTGGAGTTAGGATATACAGAAGACGCTAAAGGATTAGCAAATCAAATAGTTCAATCTAATGTTTTTAAGAAAAGGGCAATCAATCCTTTATTAAGATTAGAGGAATATAGAATAAATCACGAAATCCTTCCAGAATTTGAATATCCAGATATAGAATTCAAGTTTTTAACTTTTGATGTTGATGAAGAAACAAAGAAAGCCCAATTATATCAATTGCAATTAAATGCAGGATACCGATCAATTAATGAAGTTAGGTTAGATGAAGGATTAGATGAAGTTGATTGGGGTGAGAAAAAATCCCAAGAAGAAGTGATGGAAATGCAAGATAAGTTTGGGGAATCAGAAGATGAACCCTCTGAAAAAGAGGATAACAAAAAAGAAGAAAAAAAAAAGAAAGAAGAAAAATCTTTAGAGAGAAATCCATTAATTCTAAGAGAATTTGAAACAATCAATGAAGATAGATTAGAAAAAAGTATAATTTATTTATTAAAACAAAACGAAAAGAAAATTAAAGATTTAATAGAAAAAGAAGCAGGCAAAGACACAATCAAAGAAATAAAATCCTTACCAAATTTGGTTAAAGCAATAAAAGGCTTATTAGAATTCGCAGGAATTAAAGCAATTTCTGATGCCGTAATAAAAAATAATTTCTTAAAGGGGTGGGATTCGGCAGAAAAACAATTGTCCAAGAATTTTATAGTTAATAAAGAGGCAATAGATTTTATTCAAGATTATACTTTTAATAATATCAAAGGAATGACTGAAGAAATAGCAAATGATTTAAGACAAGAATTAGAGAGGGGGATTATGGCCGGCGAAGGAATATCTAAAATAAAATCAAGGGTAAGTAAAGTTTTTGATGTTGGGGAAAATAGGGCAGAAATGATTTCAAGAACAGAATCAAATCGTGCAGAAAACCAAGGTAAGCTACAAGCATTTAAATCAAGTGGCGAAGAATATAATAAACAATGGATCTCTAAAATAGATAGTAGAACAAGTCCAATTTGTAAAAGATTGAATGGTAAGGTGGTTAAAATGGATGAAAACTTTAAAGATTCTCAATCTGGATGGGAAGGGCCTTGTCCACCATCACATGTGGATTGTAGATCTTCTATAATTTTTATTGCAAAATAATAGTTCTAATAAACATCAATATTTAAATAAATTTGAAAATTCTATAAATCATGGAACAGATAGTTAAAATGCCTAGTTTTACATTTACAGCACCCTTTAATGTGGAGGTTGTAGAGATAAAGGGCCAACAAAGGGTTTTTTTGGAAGGTATTATATCAAGCACACACATAGATTTAGTAGGAGACCTAGTTACTAAAAATTGTCTAGAATCTATGAAAACACAGATTATAGAAAAGAATCTTAAATTAGATTTAGAACATGAATCATTTAGGGGAGATTCGGAAGAAGAAACCGAATTAAACAAAACTAAGATCCCAGTAGGTCGGATGTTTGATGCAGATGTAAAAGCAATAGAGAAAAATCATTTTGGATTATTTGTAAAGTCAGAATTAAACCCCTTTAATGAAAGATTCGATAACCTTAAGGGGAATGTTGAAGGGGGTTTTCTAGATGCCTATTCAATTGCATTTATACCCTCAAAAACAATCACTAAATTTATAGAAGGTAAAGAAATAAGATTATTAGATGATGTTACATTACTAAATGTTGCCCTAACCGGAAATCCAATTAATACCCATGCATTAAATAAAGAAATTTTTATGAAATCAATTAAATCTTTAGATGATTATAAAAAAGAAAGAAAATCAAACCCTGAAATTTCTAAACAATTAGAAGTCAAATCTCATACTCACGAAAGTGATACTAAATTAAATTTAAAGGAGGTTAAAAAAATGTCTAAAGAGGATAATAAAGAAACATCTGAAAACGAGCAAGTAACAACTGAAACTGAATCTAAGCCTGAATCTGAACCTGAAGTAGAATCTAAAAAGAAAAAAGATCCTAAAAAAGAAGATGACGAAGAGGAAGATAAAAAGAAAGTTTCAAAGAAAGATGAAATTGAAGAGAAATCTGAAATTCAAAAGCTCAAAGAAGAGATAAGTGAAATTAAATCAATTCTTAATAAACCCTTGCTAAAAAGTAAAATTGGACAGCAAGATAAATCTAAGAATTTTGAAGAAGAAAAGTCTTTAAATCCTTTGGATATAATAGCTTAAAAATGGAAGGAATAGGAACAGCAATTGTGGGAGACTATGATGCTAAAGGTGCTTATGCACATTCTTTCGGAGCTTTAAAATCTGGAACTAGATATGCAGATGCTTGGAAAAATATCGATTATAGACCTAAGTTAAAAGAACTTATGTCAATAGGTATGAAAGCATTAACCTCAACTACTGGCGGACCGGGAACTGCTGGATATGCACTTGTGCCTATTTATGTAGATCCAAGAATTGTTGATACAACAAGAAAATTTACACCATTAGTTGAATTAATCCCAAGAGTAACAAATCAAGGATTGACAGCAGATTATAATATTATAACAGCTAAAGGTGGCGGTTATACTGCTGCAGAAGATGCTGCATTACCAGAAAAAAATGATACTTATGATCGAGCAAGTACTGCAATCAAGTATTTATACGCTGTAGGAAGAATAACAGGCCAAATGCAAGCTGCAATGCCTAGCTATATTCTTGAAGGTTTTCAACCAACAGGATCAGGTTTAGGTAGTGGTAGTCCATTTAGTCCATCAGGAGTCCCAAATGCAAAGCAATTGGAAGTTATTATGAAAGCAAGGGAGATAAGAGAACTCGAAGAAAATCTTATTATAAATGGAGACGCAAGTTCAACAGCAACACAATTCTCAGGAATTGTTAAGTTACAAGGTACAGAAAATGTAGTTGATCTTGATGGTGCTGCATTAACATGGGATGATATTGAAACAGCTGTAAGATATGCTTTTGATGATGGTGGAAGACCAAAAATTTCAGTAGCATCAAGTTCAGTAGTCCAGGATATTCGAAAGATCATAATTGATACTTTTAGATACAATCCAAGTGATATGGCAGGAGAATTGCCATTCGGAGTAAGTGCATCAATTGTACTTCAAACTTTGGTTGGAGCAATACCTGTGATCCCAAGTATGTATTTATCAAACACATCTGGCGCAAAGCAGATATATTTCTTAGATACAGATTATATTGAAATGAGAGTTTTACAAGATATGACTTATGAAGATTTAGCAAAAACTAATGATTCACAAAAGTTTATGTTGAAAATATACGAGTGCCTTATCATGAGGAACACAAAGTTCAATAGTTTCATAGACGATATTCAATAATTTTTTTATTTTTTTTATTTTAAAAAAAAAGGGTATCTACGAGCCCAGGGAGTAGGCGAATAGTTCACGATAAGAACAATTAAACAATAGGAGGTATAAAAATATGACAGCATTAGGAGAAGTAGGAACAATAACAGAAATAGCACCAAACGCCGGAGTGAAGATTTTGTTAGTTACAACACCAGCAACATTTGTAGGTGGAACTGACACAATTGCCGTTGATTTAGGAGACTATGGTTGTTCAAAGGTTTATGCAGTTTTCGCAAGTTCACAGACAACAACTGGAGAAGTATTGGCAGATGCTACAGTAGCTGTAGATAGCAATACATCTGGAGTGATAGTTTTGTCAACAAGTGCAGCAGGAACCAATGTTTATGGTATAGTGATCTATGCTTATTAATTTGTCATTAAGATAAAAATGGGAAATCAAGGATTAATAAGTACCGGGGGAAATCCCGCAAGCCCACCTTATAGGAATGGCCCATATAACTGGGATCAACATGTAACTTTTACAAAAGGAGTTAATGGTGTTATGAATGGTGGAAATGTTTATTATGTGGATTCAAGCAGATCAGCAAGTGATGATGGTTCATCTTGGACAA